TACTTGTTTAGATATTAACGGAGTAACCAATGCTCCGGTAGCTTTAGATTGGACTGGTGTTAATTTTTTAAATATTCCTAACGTTGGTACTATTTCAACTTGTGACAACTGGATATATTCAAAAGGTGCTTTTTTAAGTTCTACAAATTTAATCTTTACGGGTTCTGTTGGTACTATAGGAGTTGATAATTCAATTTTTGTAGGAACAGGAGCAGCAAACCCTATCATAAAAATTGATTCAGCGGCAACAGTTACTAGGAGGTTTAGAATAATTTATTCGGCTTTTGTTGTGTTTGGTTCTACTATTGGTATTAATGTTGATGCAGCGGCTACAATACCAACAGAGGGGTATATATTGGACACTGTTAATTTCAGCGGTGGTGGTACTTATCTAAGTGGAGTTGTAGAAGATTCAAACAAAGCTTTATTTATTAAATGTGTAGGCGTCTCTAATACTTCTGTAAACGGTCAGATGTATATGCAAGACAATCTAACAACGACAACAATAGCAGATACAACTAACTTCACTAAAATATTAGGAACTACAACAGCTTCAGTAGATAATTCAAAATACTCACACGCTAACAATAGATTAACTTGTAGTGCTGATATTGAAAGAAAGTATTTGATTCAAGCAAACCTATCTTTTAAGATTAACGACATTACGGCTGCGTTATTAAATGAAGGTTTTGAAAGTGGTAATTTTACAGCTAACTCTTGGACAGTAGTAAATGACACTACTAATGAATGGGTAGTAGGTACGGCAGACGCTGAAACGGGAACTTATTCCGCTTATGTTTCAGATGATGGAGGAACGAGTGCAGAGTATGACAATTCGACCTCACAAGTATCTCATTTCTACAAGGATATTACTTTTGGAAGTACTTCAACAAATATTGTCCTTTCTTTTGATTGGAAATGTGCGGGAGAAGATGGAACAAGTAGAACAGCTTGGGATTATGGAGCTGTAGTAATTACAGATACAACTGATACAGTAACTGCGGGTAGTGAAGTTTTAACGGCTGAAGCTTCTGTTGGAGGTAATGGAAGGATAGGAGCTACTACAAACAACAATAAGTTCAATTTAGACTATGGAACGAATCCAGAAACAGATTGGAACAACGAAAGTATTGATTTAACTGCTTATGCTGGTCAAACAAAAAGATTAGTATTTACTTGGAAAAATGATGGTTCAGCTGGTGTTAATCCTGGTATATTAATTGATAATATTGAGATACAAGAAACAGACCCAAACACAGGGCAAGATACTTGTCAATTTGGTTTTTATGATTCTAAGCTTGGAGCAGTAAGAGAGCCAAGTAAAATTAAATCAACTACGAGTGCTTTTGGTAATTCTCAAAATATTAGTACAAATTGCGTTGTATCTCACAGTAACGGAGATTACATCGAGATGCACGTTAAAAACACAAGTAACGCTAATGATATAGTAGTAACAGATTTAAACGTATTAATAACAGAGATTGACTAATGACTATAATACAAGATTCTTTAAACGATATGATATTCTACAAGTCGAGCGGATTATCTAGTCCTTATTACTTAGTAAGGTTAGTTAATAGAATTACGGCTAAAGAGTTCGTTTTTTTAGACCGTTCTCCGGTTGTTTGTCCTTTTATTAGCTTACAGTTAACAGAACCCGGAAAAGACGGTTCTAACGACCCTTTAAACGCTATTTTAAAAGTAGATACCGGTAGTTATGATTTATATCTATACGACCAGTTAAGTAGCTCTAATTTAGATTATACGTTAACTAACTCTTTACTATACGAGGGAGAAGCTTATGTATATTCAGACGAGGATTTAGATAGAACTTTTTTATAAGTAGTAATATTAATAACGTATTTTTATAAGTAAATTAGTAATATGAGTAAATTAAAAAGTATACTATCATCATTATTAACTGGAGCAATTAGCGCTATACCAGTTGTAGGGAATGTAGCTAAAGAGATTAAGGAGTCTAGGTCAGTTAGGCTACCTCATTCAAGTATAGGTAAAGTAGATTACGCTAAGATTGCAGGTTATTCTATTATGTTTGTTATAATATTAGCGGTTGTCTTCGGTAAGATTGATATAGAAACAGCTAAAGAGCTGATTAAGAAATTAAACCTATTTTCGTTTTTTTCATAGTGTTTTTGTTTTGGTTTGTTGATTAAAGAGGGTTCGCGCCCTCTTTTTTCACCTCTAAACTTTTTCTTACTGTAAATGAGCTAGTTATAAATTAATTTAAAAAAAGTTAGTTAAAAAGTTGTGAGTTCTTAACAAAGTACATATCTTTGAGGAAACGAATAACAAAAACGAATAATATGAAATCGCAAGAATTAGCAAAGCAAGAAGTATTAGAATTAGAAATCGATTTTGATACTCTAGTTTCAGACTTCGAACAGTTTGAAGACTTTTACCCAGTTTTAGAAGAATTAGAATCAGATAACTATTATTTCCATATAACTTTTGAAGTTAACGGAAGTAACGTATCGTCTAGCGCTGGTTGGTGTGATTATAACGACCCTATTCTAATTAATTTCTCTGGTGAGATAGTTCCTTGTCAAATTATAGCTTTTGATAAAGAAACTGAGCAAGAGTTCGAATTAAGAATTACTAACCAAATTAAAGAACAATTAAAGACTGTAAGATAATGAGAAACGGAAACCAATTCAAAGGACTAGCGAAAGGGATAAGAAAAAGTACTTATCCCGGTAGCTACACTAATCACAAAGAGTGGTTAGATAGCCACACAGAAAAGAGATTTAACGATACGATGTGGAGAATTAGATTTTTAACTTTAAATAACGTAGAAGATGACAAGAGAACAGATTATTAAGATTTACCAAGAACAGTTAGAAAGAGCTGAAAGCGGATTAGAAAGAAGTTCTATTAACTACGAAATGAAAAAGCACTTAGAAGCTTATGATAACGGAGAAGAGTACAAGAAAAACATTGAAGCACCGATTGAGTGTTTTAATTGCGGATCTTAAAGCAATTATTTACTTATTTTTAATAAACAAACTTTAAAACATTATGGGAAAGACGAATTTATTTAAGGCATTAGCCTCGTTTCAACAAGAAGTGCCTTCTATACATAAAGGGACTAGCGGATACGGGTATAGTTACAGTTCTTTACCTGAAATTTTCACAGTTATTAACCCTATCTTAAAAAAGAACGGTTTAGGATTTAGCCAATTATTAGGAACTAACGATTTAGGTGCTAATACTATCGAAACGGTAATCTTCCACGCAGAGACGGGAGAAAGCCTTTCTAGCACGATGATTATACCTAACGACGTTACTTTAAAAGGTATGAACGAATTTCAAGTAATGGGTTCGGCTATTACTTACTATAGACGTTACTCGTTATCAGCTATCTTAGGTTTAGTTACTGATAAGGATACGGACGCAGGAGGAGAACAGACTAATAAACAAGCACCGGCTAAGAAACCTACTCCTAAAAAGAAAGAGGTTTTAAACTCTAGTCATAAGGTTTGGCAGAATGTAATAGTAGGACTTAAGTCTGGTTACTCTATGGACCAAGTAAAGCAGAAATATACTGTTTCTAAAGAAGTAGAAGAGGAGTTAACTAAATTAGCTAGTGAGTAATGAGAGAGTTTAAGATTAGACCGTCAGCTTCAGGTAAGATAATGGCTAACGCTCGTAAGAAAGGAGAACTATCTAAAACGACTCTAAGTTACTTAGACGAGTGGATTAAGACGGAGGTATACGGATATAGAAAAGAGATTACTTCTAAATACTTATCTAAAGGTAACGAAGTAGAAGACGAGAGTATAGAATTTATCTCTAAGCATTTAAACCTTAAAGGGATTAAAAAGAACGAGGAAAAGTTCGAAGACGACTTTATGTTAGGTACTCCGGACGTTATTACTAAGGATACTATTATAGACGTTAAAAACTCTTGGGATTGTTTTACTTTTCCTTTATTAGAGAACGAGATACCGAATAAGGATTACTTTTATCAGCTTCAATGCTATATGGCTTTAACCGGCAAAAAGAAAGCTAAGTTAATTTATACTCTAATGAATACTCCAGAGGACTTAGTTAAGTATTGGGAGACTCATAACTACAACGATATAGACCCAAAGTATCGTATTAAGGTATTCGATATAGAAAGAGACGAAGACGTTATAGACGAGATTAGAAAGAGAGTAATAGAGATTAGAAACCATTTAGAGGTAGTAACCGCATTTATTTAACGGGCTTGCGGTATGGTTAGTAAAGCCACCCACTACCGCAACCTATAAAATACAAACTTTAATTGGCTTTATTAACTATGACCGCTTGTTAGCGGTTGTTATTTACTTACTTATGGATAAATTA